TAGGAACTGCTACGCCCTTCTTAGCCATCTCTTTACGAAACTCGTCTCGCGAAGTCACCGCCGTCAGCGGTATGGTAAAATCAACTACGCCATCCTTTGGTAGGTGCAAACGTAGGACTACCGCTTCGCCTAAGTCGGGATCTCGTATACGACAAACTGCGTAAAAGTCGTTATGGTAAATTAACTTCTCGTCTACATCACCGTCTACAGAAGTCTGCCGATAATAGATACCCCCTGTTTTACCTCTAAAGTAAGGTTTTGGGTACGTTGGTATGTTGAATGTAGCAGAACTAAAGTCGGTAACCGCAGGTACGAAGGTATCGGGCTCTTCGGGCTTCTCTACTACAACAATGTTGTCTTCCTCGGTAGCCTCTTGTATCTCTCTGCCGAGACTAAGCGGGGACTTGATCTTGCCGTAGTGGGGACAGTGCTCGCATACATTGGGGTTAAATTCGTCAAAACTACTGCACAGGTACGGACCTTTTATAAGCTCCATTTTCTCTTGTGTGGCTTCCCATGTGTAGTCTGGGTGCCGTTTCGATATAGCTTTAGCAGCTTGTTCAGAGTCCGCACAGAACTTAGCTATTGACAACCCTGCCCGCCACATAGGTTCGGGCATATCCTCTTGATTAAGCGTGATGTACTTGAGCTGTTCGCAACCTGTACCTTTTATGGTACGGTCCAATATCTTTTTAAAGTTACCCTTTATGTTACCCAACAGGTTGTCCATTACGGTGTTAGCACCGTCTGAAACTTTGGTCGGTAAAGTTATAGTAAACTCGTTTACAAGAGACGCAAAATAGTCGAACCCGGTTGCCGAACTGCGTTTTGTCAACACCTTAACTTCTTTTGGTGTAGGATCTTTATAGTTGTGAGTGTTTGGTACACGTAAGATACGAGCGCCGTCCGCAGTTACTGCGGGGTCTGCTAACAGTCCATGCCTCGCACACGCACGTTTAAACGCCTCAGCTACTGGTAGCCAGTCAGCGTATGGAACCTGCTCAGTTAACGGAAAGTACGCATGTATCCCTCTACCCGAATCAACCACTATTGGTTTCGGTAGGTTCAACTTTATTATAAATTCTTTGAGTGCTTCCAGTGCGTCTTTCTTTTTTGGGTAGTCCTTGGTCGGACCACAATCTAAATCGAGGAAGAAACTCTTAAGATATTTTATGTTGTTAGTTTTCCTCGACCCTTCTTCGCAAAATGTGGCTAACGCAAAATAGGTCTCGCACCCCTTACTGTCGAAGTGCGTAGCGGCTTCAATAACTTCGTCGCGAGTAGAGTAGAATCTCTGCGTACGTTTCCCGTCCCTCGCCGCAAAAACACAGTAATGACCGTCATCTCCCAGTACTGCGTCAAGAAAATCTTTAGTGTCCATGTACAACGCCCCAGTAAAAAACTTAGCGACAGGGGCACTTACGTGCCCTCTTCGGCATCACCTAGTCGCTTTGTTTAGCTTTTATTCATCATCCCATTCAGAAACAAGATCGCTCAAATCGTCGTCTTCTTTCGGTTCGGGAGTCACAGTCTTCTTGACGATACGTTTGGGAGCTACTTCATCCTCTTCTTCATCGTCTTCTACAACTGCTTTTGCTTTGGGTTTAGGCGCTTCTTCTGGCTCAGAAAACAAACTATTCTTAGCCTCTGGGGCTTCACCAGTATCTGTCTGGTATACGGTTAGCTCCACTGCCTTTTTAGTTTCGGCGGTGTCACGTAGCGCAACAACCTGATCTAGCTCATCTTCTTCTAGCGGACGAACAGCCTTAAAGAACAACTTAGGTGCATCTGAATCCTCGTCAAAACACATCTCTGTAATGACAGCAATCGCTGGGGTGTTGTGTGCCTGTAAGAATCGAGCATACGCCTGTAGTGGCATCTTCTTGTTCTTAGCTTCACCAAAGATACTAGTCGCGGCTAACTGCAACTGATATACCGTATCGAGCTTACCTTCAATGGCAACAGCAACACGCTGACCAAATCGACATGCACGACTGTTACCTTGTCCTGAACCTTTGACGTTCATAGGGCAGTCCATACACTTGGTCGCCATGCGCTGATCTTCTGGCACTTCCGGTGCGGGTTTTTGCGTGTCTTTAGACCAACACTTAGGCGGCACTACTTTGCTTGGATCGTATTCGCCTTCGTAATACATACGAGATATAGGGGCGGCATCGACGATTACTATGTTCATAGCGTCGTCTTTACTTACGTTAACTTGTTCCCCATTAACGATCTCACGGAATTTGCTACCCTTCACGCTGATACGGCGAGAGGTACCACCAGTAGATCCACCCGCAAGATTATCGTTCAGCCCTTTTAATGACTTGAACAGGTCACTGTTAGCAAGTGCGTTCCCTTTAAATATAGAAAGTTCTGACATCTGTCGTCTCCTTAGTAATCTTCATCAAAATCTAGATCTTCAGTGGGATCTAACGCCCAAGCATCATCTTCGATGTCAAGTAGATCATCGTCTTCTGAACTTGTTTGTCCTACTAGAACGTCAGACTCGAAGTCTAGTTCCATCTGCGTGTCACCCAAATCATCATTATCAATCGCGTCTTCTTCAGGCGCGTCGGAAGAGATTAACGCATCTTCCACTTTTGGTATAGAGAATCTATACGTATTTCCTACTTTAATATAGGTATCAGTAGGGATTTTACCCTGCCTAACCCACGCGCGTACTGTACTAATAGATACCGAAAAGTACCGCGCTACGTCCTCAATGGGGACAAAACGTTGCTTTATGTCCATAGCTACTCCTATGCTCTTCTTACTGAAATGGTGTATTCAGAATCTACGTTCAAACCTTTCGGTAGCACGTCTGGATTCTCTTCTAGAAACAACTTCATATTGGACTGATTGATCTGTTTAGATAGCAGCTCGGGAGCTTGGTGCTCAAGAATAAACTTGTGCATCTCTTCCCAGTCAGACGTCCAGTACTTAGTTTTTGCTGAGCGATAGAACGTACCGTTTGGAGTCTTAACGCTGTCCACGTTATTATCTTTACAGTAGTTCAGTAACGCTTTACGAATGCGCTCTTGTTTCTCAACGAGAGCTGAGTCTTCTTCCTTGAACTGTGCCGCTAGCTCACTCCTGCGAGCTTTGATTTTTAGATAGACTGAGGTCAGTTTATCAATAGGTAAATTAGACATATCGTTCTCCTTTCGCGCCGATTATGTATCGGGATTTTTAGTATAGTGTCGGTTTTTAACTTAGTCAATTATTTCTTTGTAAAGGTCTATCATTTTTGTGTGAACGTCTATTCTGTTATCTAATAGTTTGTAAATGTGTTTTTCTACGGGCGAGCCTTGTAGCTGAACCACCGTGCATTTGTGGGTTTGCCCCGACCTGTGTACCCGAGCATTCGCCTGTGCGTAAGTCTCCAACGATGAAGTCGGCCCCCACCAGACCACGGTATTCGCGGCGGTTAGTGTCACCCCATGTGCGGCAGACTGCGGTTGTATCACCAATACTTCAGGGTCGTCCTGCTCTTGGAACCGTTTAAATATATCCGTACGTTTCGAAGCCGGTACGTCCCCACGTATGACGGCGCACGTTATGTTGTCCTTGGTTAGCTTCTCGACTAGCACGTCTATAACATGTTTGAACGGAACAAATATAAGCACCTTCTGACTACTCTCGTCTATTACTTCTTTCAAGACGTTGTATCTGTGCTTGATATCGAATTCTATTGCCTCTCCTTTATCGGTGTAGAGCGCACCAGACGACAACTGCAATAGCTTGTTCATGTTGACTGCGGCATTGGCTGAGGTTATCTGCTCTTCTGCGGCAACAATAGCCATGTGTTTACGTAAGTCTTCGTAGTACTTCTTCTGTTGTCTGGTCAGCTCGACTTCGCGTTTCACGTAAACCATATCTGGTAGGTCTAGACACTAATCTTTGGTAAATCGAATGGCCGGTTGCAACGCATTGAATACTGTATCGGTCGCGGTCTCTTTCGGTATCCATCTGAACTGCGTGACCTTGTACATCACTTGATCTCTGAATGCCGAGTAGAACCGAGGTACCGCTTTCGGGTTAATAAGTTTAGCCAAACCGTATGCGTCTAGCGGGCTCTGTGCGGCAGGTGTACCTGTCATCATCCATAGCCACGTATTCGGTTTTATTAGACTATGCAGAACTTTCCACCGCTTAGTCTGTGGGTTCTTGTAGTGGGTCGCCTCGTCTACAATAATTAAATCAAACCCGCCGTCTGCAACGGTGTCACGAACGATTTCTAGTCCGTCATAATTTATTATTACGAAGTCACTTCCTTCTTTGATTATGTCTTTTCGTTTTGCCGCAGACCCGTAAGCCACCGAAACTGAACGGTGCATAGCAAACGTAAACAAATCGTTGCGCCACGCGGAGTCCATAATAGATAACGGACATATCACTAGCACTCGGTTTATCTTACCTTGGCTTAGTAAGAAGTCTGCGGCCCATATAGCACTTGCGGTTTTACCTGTACCCTGCTCGTTAAAGCAGAACGCTCGTTGGTTCAGCGTTAAAAAAGACGCGGTGTCTTTCTGGTGTTGGAAAGGTTTATGTTTACCTGACCACGAGTACCTACTTTGTATAGGTGATGGGGCGTTTATCCCCAAGTTTCTTAGTACTTGCACTTCGTCTAATCCCCAATTAACTATTACTTTGTTATCTGCTAATTCTTTGCTTTTTGGAATTATTGTTGTCACTTTTTGCGGATGGCGTAGTCGTAGCAGTAACGCCTTATCGTCAACTATCTCCAAAACATGTTCTCCTTGGTACGGCTAATCACACGAAACTGGTATCCGTGTATTTTAATTTTGTGGCCCCGCTTCGTTCACCGATGGGGCTAGGTCGGTATGTTAGGTCATGGAGTATAACCCTGAACTGGCTAGATTATTTTACGTGCATCTAACCAACACGTAGCCACGGAGGGAGTGAGCTATTTTTTACGCTTCGGTGGCTTACTCATAGCACCACCTGCGGCACGGTTCACACTGGGCGACTGCAACTTAACACCATCTTTGTTACTGCCGCCTTTTGAAAGGGCTTTCTTATGGGCAACATCTTTGCCTGTTCGGTCTACGCCTTTCTTATCCATAGCGCGTCGAGCGCGTTGCCGTTCCATACGGTCGCCATGCTCGCCACGCGATTTCTGTTGTTCGTATTCTTTCTTGTACGGTCTTGGTTTGTTCTTGTACGGCATACTAACGCGCTCCGTTATGTGGGCATTCTGTAACGACACAGTGTCGTTTACAAAGCCCACTAGGGTGTGCATTCCACACGTCGTTCTTGTAGGCTTGCTCCATCCTATTGTAATCAAACAACCACTTGCGCCATAGCTTTTGTTCTTCAGTTTTGTAGTATTCATCTGTAACAAACTTGTTTGCTACAACAAACAGAAGCCCTGCGCGTACTACTTCGATCTCTGGGAAGTGTTTAAACGTGGCTAATGCCATCAATTCAAGCTGTCCCTTGTCAGCATACTTTGCACTCTTTCCAGTCTTGTAATCAAGTACTTTCGCAACTTTATTTTCGCGGTTGATAATAATTAAGTCAGCGATACCTCTAAACCACACATCCTCTGCATCAAACGCGCAAGGCTGTAAGTTCTCTGTCAAGCCCATCTCGTACTCGCACAGCTTCTCACCTTTCATACTCAAAAGAACTTTGAGTGTAGGCTCCATGTACTCGAACTGTTTGGGTAGAGGCTCGCCATCTCGAATGTATTTCTCAGCCGCTTCGTGCACGACTGTACCGTAGTGCATCGCCTCGGTTTCTGGCTCCCGATAATTCTTCGCTATTTTCAAGTGATAAAACTTCTTCGGGCACTGCTCGAATGCCTTAATCCGACTAAATGACCACGGTGCAATACTCATTGTAAAGTTCTAACCCCCGCTTCAAGAGCGGCTTTATCTCTTGCCGCTAAGTCTTCAATTAAAAACCTTACTCCGGCAGTCCAACCGAAATATACCCCTTGGTGAAACAATCTAAAGCACACGTCAGCATGTCGTTTAATTATTTCAGCGTCTTCAGGCGCTATTTCCTCAACCGTATCTAACACTTGTTGCCAAGTATCTTTAGATACGCCCCTAACGACTTCCACTACTTCTTCATGTGTATAATTCATTCGCAATCTCCATAAGATGTTCCAGTCCCACTTTCACAGTTAATAGGCATACCTTCTGCCCACTTCGGTACGAGCCGCATACACTGCTCTATGTAGCCTTGGGCTACAGTTAATTCGTCTTCTGGTACACAGCATACAACAGAGTCGTGTACTGTCAAAACCACGCGGTATCGCTTAGATATCGCTAGCATCTGCTCACCTATGATGCACCGAGCGATTCCCTGACATACGTTTTCAGTAACCTTTCCACCGTATATCTTTACTCGGCCTCGTCGTGTCTTGTAGTCGAACTGCAAGCCCTTCTCGTTCTGTTCGAACCGCAAGTCTTCATACCGCATCATAAGTCCTGACGGTAGTCGTATCCCTAACTCTTCCGGCACAACTTCGAGCGATTTGCCAAGGTTAAATGTACGTCCCTGAGACAAGTTTACAAGAGTCTGCTGTGCGTCTTTCCAAAACTGACTGATCTTGTGGTTCGTCTTACGGTAGATATCCACAATCCTGCGAGCTTCGTCCACGTCTATCTCAGCACCGAACGACTTCAACTGATCTTGGAAGCGTACTGCACCCATGCCGTAACCACAACCTAAGATAGTAGTCTTACCTACGAACCGTTGGTCTTTTGTAACCTTGTCTTCTGGCACGTTATAGATAGCAGACGCCATCTTCTTGTACACATCCCGACCTTCTTGGAACGCTTCTACTAGATCGTCTTGTCCCGCTAGCCACGCAAGCACACGGGCTTCGATCTGTGATGAGTCGCAGTCTACTAGCATGTAACCTTTTGGGGCTATGATGCTTTTCTTTAACATCTTTCCGTTAGGTCCACGACTGGGTAGGTTCTGTAAGTTAATCTTGTCATCGCCACCCCAACGCCCAGTATGCGCGGCATAATAACGCACTGGCACGGGTAGCAAACCTCGATTGGCTATGTCGATAAACCTCTGAGTTCGAGTCTCTTCTAGGGTGCTTTTTGTCCCTAACCGAGCGGCGGCAAGTGTCTGCACTCTATCGTCATCATGCTCTAGCAAGGCCGCAAACCCTTCGTCCGTCTTAGCAAACGCAAACGTTTCTTTACCTGTGGTCTTACTTACTTTGGTCGGGGGTATCACATCTAACTCACGTAGCAACTCCGCAAACTTCTGGTTACTCATAAGTTCTTTCTTGTCCACGCCGACCGTTTCGAGTAGTTCCTCTTTACGTCTTTTGACGTTGTACATGTGTTGCTCTAGTAGGTCTAAGTCCAGATCAAGCACGGGTTCGATGAACATGCGTAGGGTTAAGTCGATTAACTTTAACTCTTGTTTCGGGAAGTTTCGTCCCATTATCTTAAACAAGTTATACGTTAGCTCTACATCGTTGACACAATAGTCTCCGTATTTTTCGAGCTCGTAATCCGAAAAATCCGCACGCCTTTTACCTAGCGCATTGACCACCTCGTCACCTTTCTCCCCAATTCCGTACTTAACAGCAAGAGCTTTAAGCGATCCACCAACATTAAGCCCATGTAATGCACGAGCAATACACAATGTATCAGCCCAGACACGAGGGCGAACATCAAAAAGCCAAGACAGAATAGCCCCATCAAACATAGTGTTGTGAGCGAGTACCATAGAGTCTGCCCAATTAAACGTATCCAGATAGTCTTTGATTTCATCATGTCTCCCACTCGCCCATTCAGTCGGGCCGTTGTTGACTTTTACACCTACCCCAATTACTTCGAACCGAGGGTCGCGTACGTACTCTTCGGTTGTCATCTTACTTAGCGAAAACTCCTTATCGTAATACGTCTCGAAGTCTATCGTTATCAAGTCCATTTTCTCTCTCCCGTTGCTCTTTATATTCGTCTAGTTCTGTTACGTCCCCGCAGTACCCGCACCACAGAAACTCCATTTGCTCTAACTCATGCCCGCAGTGAGGGCAATGTTCAAGCTCTGATAGCTTCTCCATTGTCTGTTCTCCTGTTTATTTCTTCCCACAAAGACTCGTCGTACACTCCGTCTGCTTCCTTTATATCCGCAGATCGCATGTTTCTAGCCTTAGCCGCCCACATACCCGCTCGCATAGCACTACCACTTTCGGCATAGTCTTTCGCAAGGTATTCATACCACTCCAACACACATGGTGCGGTTATTAAGCGAGGGTTACCCTTGCTCAAGCATAGTTGTGGCTTCACGCATTAGCTCCTCTATAGAATTACCCAAGTTTCCTGGTTGGGTGTTGTCGATATCACGTAAACGATTTACTATAAGCTGAGCATATCCCGCAATGTCTACCCATGAATCGTCGTAGTCTGGATCACCGTTCAGTATCCTAGCGATCTTAGAACAGATCATATCCAAGGCTTCCCACTGATCTGGTGCCATAGCCGTGTCTTGTTGTATCGCGTACCTGCGGATCATCCGCTTCAGGTCTTGAGTAATCAGGGCTTGGGTCTCGAAGTTCCCGTACCTCGAACCTCGTTCGTTTAGTACTTTATTAATGTCTTGCATCGCGCATCCTCATGTGAATGGTCATTGAAACAATAGAGCCCAACGATCCGCCGAGCCATAATGGTATTGCTAGTAACATAAAATACAGAACATCCCCACTCTGGATCAGCTCGTACGCCTCAAATGTCACAGCACCGTACACACCACACTCGAACACAGACATCACGGCGCTCGTCCAAAATACCCACATGCGTTTATGGTGCATCACGTTTAGTTGTTGGAAAGCCTTAGTTGCTACAAAACAGAACTGTGCTACAAACAAAATAACGTAAGTAATCATACCCACTTACCGCTAATTAACTTCTTTGCGGGAGAACTAATCTTGTAGTGTCTACCGTCGATTGTTTCGATTTTGTCTTCGCTCTCTAATTCCTTGAGAACTGGCATCAACTGAGCCATCTTCA